GAACACGGAAAGCTTCTGGGTGAACTTGAGCGCCGGAAGCTGCGAACTCCTGCATCTCCATTCGTACAAGCTCAACGATGCCAGCAGAAATCTCTGGCGGCATGTCAGGCTCTTCCGATGGGTCCAGCTCAAAGACGCGGCGACCAGAACGCATGATCACATCCATCAGCCAGCTTGCGGCCGCACGGCACTTGATGTCCGTGATGCGCATGAAGATGTCTGAGCCGCCGGTCTTGGCAATCTCAATCTGCTTGTCTGGGTCGTAGACACCTCGGCGCTGGCGCTCGCACTGGAGCAAGCGCTCAGTCAACTCGGTTCGGTTGAACTTGGCGCGCTCCCAGCATTCGCTGATGTGACCAGAGAGGTCGCTTTGATATTTGAAGAGTGGGTCCTCTTTCTGTTTGACACGCATGTCAATTTCAAGAGGGGCTTGGTTTTGTGGCAATGCGATGGCGTTCATGTCCAACCTTTACTGGATTGGTTTGTGACACGCTTAGCCCTGATGGGTGCAAGTCCGTTACGAACTTTCATGCACAGGTACTGGAGCGCATCGTGAGGATGAGAGAACTGGTCCTTCACGGGGCGGTCTCTGTATCGTGCTGAGCCTGACGTCTTCAAGCGCTCATAGCGGTAGCGACCGTTGAACCCTTTGCGCATGTTCGTGCAGCTAGGGTCAAGGATGAAACCTGGACCACCGTCGATCATGCGTGTTAGGAAATATGCTACCGATTCTCGGCGGGGTATCCAGTCGTTGGTAGCTGCGGGTTCGGTAGGGATGCCCAACTCGTAGAGTTCCTGCAAGCAGGTTCGCTCATCGGTTTGGGCGCGAATCTGTCCAGCAGGGTCGCCAGCGCTGACGCGCATGAACCCGCTGTACTTGTTCATGAGGATAGGGCGCACCACATCGGATGCGAACTGACGGATACCCATGTCTTCGGAGATGATCTCATCCAAGATCATGAGGCGACCGTTGGGCGTCATCTGTGCAATGATGCAAGCCGGAGTCAGTCCGAAGTCCCAGCCAAGTACGATTGGCAGACCACGCATCGGCTTGAGCGGCTCGGGGGAGACATGCACCCGATCGTTGTACTCGGGATATACGGGTTTGCCATCCGACGTCGTTCCATAGTTTCCACAAAGAAACACGTTGATCCAGGTGTCGAGCTTGCCGCCGAGTTGCTGGAGGTAGTAGCCGTGGCCTCGTGGGAGGTTGTCGGTGTTTTCTGCTTCGGGGTTTGGCTCATACTGTCCCGTCTCATTGTTGAGGTAGAGACCGCCGGGCTGACGGAAGAACTGCCAACCCTTTGGCGTTTCGACTTCTGCAAACTGGTAGTACCAATGGTAATCGTCTGGAGGGTTGGTGTCGAGGATGACGCCAGCCCATGACGGACCACCTTTGAGCTTTGACGGGAAACGACCGACACGCTGAGTACACATGTCGAAGACACCCTTAGCTACCTCTGATGCTTCATTGATCCACGCACCAGTCAATTCAAGTGAGCGCAATTTACCGGTGTCGGCTTCGGAGTCCAACGCAAGAAACACAACCTCGAGGTCGAGGCTTGTGCCGTCACCGATGTCGTCGATGATCATGCGTGAAGTGATTGGCGTGTCCCAGCGCATCGGGGCCACATTGGTTGGAAACCAAGTCTCCCATGTCTTGATGGTCGTGGACTTAAGTTCTGGGTAAGTGTTACGAATGACAGCCCAGCGTGAGCGGCGGACGCCGTCGTAGTACGGCTCTTGCTTTAGGGCGCGCATCATGATCTCAACGCAGCAGGAGCTGGACTTGCCAGAACCTACCGGGCCCATGATGCCGCGGACGAAACCGTCGGCGTTGTGAAACTCTTGAGCTACTGGCCCGGGTGGGTAGTAGCTGACCATCCCCTCGTCAGGGACAACTTCGGCGATGGCCTGTTCTGTCATTTTGCTTTTGGCAAGTTGGCGTTCAAGTTGAATGTGATGCCGCCGGCACCGGTATCCAGCTTAACGTCTGACAGACTAGGGAGTGATTTGTCCAGCAAGATTTTTGCTGCTTTGATTTGCGAGTCAGACATTACCACCTCACCCTTCACATGTTGGGTGAGTCGGTTGATGAAGTACGCCGCCTGAATCTTGGAGCGTGTGCCTTCGGTCTGCGTGATGCGTCGGGAACGGGCTGCCATATAAATGTCTTTCGAAGCATGACTGACTTCGATGCGAGTCGGTCTTGCCTGCCGACTTTATATGGGAGTTGGCGCAGCGTGAGGGAATCGAACCCCCGTCTGCGGATTTGGAATCCACGGTCCTGCCTCTGAACGAACGCCGCATTTGGCGGAAGCGGTGAGATTCGAACTCACGAGACCTCTCGGTCTGACCGGGTTCAAGCCGGTTGCCATCGACCACTCGACCACGCTTCCTATCTGGTGCTGGAAGTAGGACTCGAACCCACCGCCTCCGGACTACAAAACCGGCGCTCTACCTGATGAGCTATTCCAGCGAATCAACTCGACGACATCAATGTCGCCGACTTAAATGGCTCCGAGAGGTGGGATCGAACCACCGACCAATTGGTTAACAGCCAACTGCACTACCGCTGTGCTATCTCGGAAAAAACTTTTGGGGAGGGTGCTTGGTGGGGATGGAAGGATTCGAACCTACTCAACCAGAGGTAACAGATTTACAGTCTGCCGCGCCTCTCCAACTGCGCCGCATCCCCGTTGCAGGGATGGATCAATATCGCCAATTAGGCGACGTTGAGTTGGATGAGTTTGAATTGGTCTGGGTGACAGGTTTCGAACCTGCGACCTCACGCTCCCAAAGCGCGCGCTCTGCCATCTGAGCTACACCCAGAATAGTCGGTCGCGGTTGGAAAGCTTGTTTCATGCAAAAAGTGTAACTGGTGTTTGGAGCGGATAGTGGGAGTCGAACCCAACTCAACGCAGCTTGGAAGGCTGGTGTCTCACCTTGAGCTTACCCGCATGTTGGTTGCCGCGGCTGGATTCGCACCAGCGATCTTCGGGTTATGGGCCCGACGAGATAGCTACTTCTCCACACGGCTGAATTTGTTGTTGATGATCCCGTTCATTTTTGAGCGCAGGCTCCGACGGGATCGCGGAGGTAGAACAATATTCACACCAACACGAATGGGGACTACATCCTCCTGCACACTGGGAGCCGCCCAGCTTAGATTCAGAAAGCCCTAAAGCGATGGAGTGGTCGAGTTCTCATCCAATCCCCATACGTGATGGCCACCGTCTCTTCCGGTGTGTCACAGTTTTTCAGGCCAAAGAGGAACTGCTCTTTTCGTTGCGTTCGAGTTTCGACTACCTGCCTCTATCCATCCTTTCGTAACGGATGGAGACGGTTGTGACCCGCTCGAGCAAATCACAACGACGGCGGAGTGTATCAAAGAAAATGGTCCGTGACGTGGACCACTCGGCAGGATCACCGACCCAAAGAGCGATGAGCGAAAGGAGACGGCCGGCTCCTGCTGCTGGAGTTACATCCCACAACCAGCTGGGGTTCACACCGTGTTGGCAACTGCGTGAGACCTCAGCGTAAGTGGGATGTGGTTACTACTTACAAAAAAATTTTCAAAGCCGTTTGTATAATCTAACCATAGGTTAAGAAATTAACCATTGGTTATCAGATAACCAGAAGGAATTTTCTTAACCGGTTTACTCGTACAAGTTTCTGAAAGAAACAAAACCAGTAGCTTAGGTAACCATAGGTTCCATTGGTTACCTTACCCAATGAACAACCTCTTCATTTCATTCAGAGGTTATTCACTTTCGGGATAGCTCTCGACGCAGCAGCGAACGATTTGAGCAACTGACCAGCAAGCTTGACCAAGTCTTGCTCACCACCAAACTCCAAAAGATCAAGATCAGCCTCGAATGCATGAGGCTCACCATAGATCATGACCATGCCATGCAGGCGAACAAGGTTCGGAGCAAACAAAACCTCAGACTGTGGATCAACATTGATCTCTCGTAACGGTTCGAACCTACGCAAGTAGCTCTGTACTTCATCAGCATTCAACATAAACACTCCTTTCAGTTAAAAAAATAATTTTGGATGGGAGTAATACACCCCCGCCTCCTAATTTTTTGGTCCACATAGGGGGTCGGCCTGTGTCTACCCATTCCGATTCGTTCTAGACCCCGTCTCGCAAGCCGTGGAGGGATGAAATGTTGACCTTCGTGCTTGTAAGACCATACGTTAGAAGGTTCATACCCCTGGGTGTACCAGTAACGGTCCGTGTACACCCCCACCTGTAGGCACGAACCTGTCACTGCTGATTGATAGTCAGCCGGTAATCAAGCTCTGTATTGGTTTCCATCGCTACTGTGCTTATTTCGTACGGCTTTTCGCCCTCACCAAAGGTGAGTGAGGGCTCAAATCCTTGGGTCTTTGGTAGTCGTTTTGCACATTCCAACCTTTTTCAGCGGTAATGCGCGTGTGAAACCTTGGATTACCCCACTCATCACATTGATTTTCCTCAACTTTTGGAGCTAACTATGTTCAAACATCACTTCACCCTCGGCTACTGTTTAAAGGCCGCTATTTGCTTCTTTGGCTACGTTTGGAGCGTCCTAATCGGAGAGCCTAGCTCGCTACTCATGTGGGTAACGATAGCCTCTGTAACAGCCATTCCTGTGCTTGCTTATCTGGAGGCACAGCAATGAATTCAGTCAAACCAATGCTGACGTACAGCAACTACAAAGCCTACGCTGCGGCTAAAGGCTTCCAGCCGATCTCAATCCAGCAGTTCAACGCCTTGGTGTTGGCTGGCTTCAACCCG